TTGGGAAACCAAAAGAAACTAAGGACATCTCTATTAACGAAGATGTACCTTTGTTTATAGATTAGGGATAACCTAAACCCTATCTGTAAAATATATGCAGATAAAGAAAACAGAAGCACTTACCAAACTAAGAAACCTCAACAGCAGGGTCAAGATTGTACGTGGTGGTACATCAGCAGGTAAGACTATTTGCATCTTGCTTATCTTGATTGACTACGCTATAAGAAACGATGGTAAAGAAATTAGTGTAGTAAGTGAAAGCATACCACACCTACGTAGAGGCGCATATAAGGACTTCTTAGGCATCTTAAAGGGTATGAATAGATATAAGGATAACCAACTAAATAAAAGTACCTTAAAATACACGTTTACTAATGGCAGTTATATAGAGTTCTTTTCAACTGACCAACCTGACAAACTAAGAGGTGCAAGGAGAACAGACTTATACATTAATGAGTGTAACAATGTACCCTTTGATGCTTACCAACAATTAGTAGTAAGAACAAGTGGAAACATTTGGTTAGACTATAACCCAGCTGCATTGTTTTGGGTTGATAAGGAATTAGTAGGAAAAGAAGATACAGACTTTGTTACACTAACCTACAAGGATAACGATTCACTACCTGATACAATCGTAAGAGAAATAGAGAAAGCTAAGGACAAAGCAAAGACATCTACTTATTGGGCAAATTGGTGGAGAGTGTACGGTCTTGGAGAGATAGGCAGTTTAGAGGGTGTATGTATTCCTGATTGGAAAGAAATAGATACAATACCTAATGAAGCACGTATATTGGGGATGGGGGTTGATTTTGGATGGAATGACCCGACTGTAATTATTGGTTGCTATAAGTGGAATGATGCCTACATATTTGATGAGGTGTATTACAAGTCAAGCACTACACTTAGGGATTTGTCTTTGTTCTTGCGACACAATAACATCAAAGAAAACCTTATAGCTGATTCAGCAGAACCAAAGAGCATAGAAACCTTACGTAGAGATGGACACAGTATATATCCTTGTACAAAAGGAAGAGATAGCGTAAACTTTGGTATAAACCTTATAAACCAAAATGAAATATATGTAACAAGCAGAAGCAGGAATATGAAACGAGAACTGCAAGGATATATATGGGCAAAGGACAAAGAAGGTAATACACTTAACAAACCAACAGGTGAACACCCAGACTGTATAGATGCTGCACGTTACATCTTGACTGATATATTAGAGAACCCACACAAAGGAAATTATTTTATCTATTAATTTGGTAGTTTATAAAATGTTTATATCTTTACAGAGTAAAACAAACAAATTATGATTTATTTTAAAGAAACAGGTTACGACAAAACAATTTACAACTTCTTCGAGTTGGTAAGAGAAACAGAGATATTTAATGTTTTTCGTAAGATTTCAAAGACAGAGCAAAATGGAAATGTTTTTCCTGACAGAACAAAGTTTTTAGGAGATGATTTTAAAATAAAAAAAACAAGCAATCGACTTCAAAAATGGGAAGGACAAGAGTTAAAAGAAAACCACAACTACACTTACACAGGACTATAACAAACAAGGAGGCAGCAATGCCCCTTTTTAAACAAACAATATGGATTATTTAGTAGAGGAATACGAAAGACACTTACAGCGCATTGGCGAATGTGATGCACCCTGCCCAACTTGTGGCAGACCAACAGAAAAAGACTTCTGCAATGGCGATTGCTTTGAAGCATATTTAATGTAAAACAACAACTATGAGAATACAAGAAACAGAAGAGTACCGAATCGTTAAACAATTAACATCGGAAGAAAACAAGCAACTACTTAGAAAAGCATTGTGGCAAGTACCTGTTGCAATGGGAACGGTGTACGCAAGTATGTACGCATTTATGTATTTTTTCCTATGGCTAGTAAAACTTTAAAAGACTGGGAAGTTCGTAAGGCTTGTTGGAATAAAGGCTTCTTTGTTGAGCAGCACCCAATGGGGAGAGGTTGGTCTAAAAAGCCTTATCCTGTACAGCTTGTGATGGATTTACAAGGACAGAAGAAAATGGGTAAAGGTTCTTACAAACAGAACAGTAAAGAGTTAGAAGAAAAAATAAACGAGATGTATTTGTATATGTTAAAAAAATTTGTAACTTAGAGATATATTTCATTTTTGATTAGTTTAGTTAACATTGGTTAGACAGGGGTAGAAGAAATTCTACCTCTTTCTTTTTATACATATTTCACATAATTTTATTGTACTTATATGAAAGTAGAAATACTAATACCAAGTAGCCTTAGAGAAGTTACATTAGAGCAGTATCAGAAGTTTGCACGTATCAATACAGATGACAATCAAGATACAGGATTTATGATGCACAAGACCGTAGAGATATTTTGCAACCTTGACTTAAAAGATATTGCGAAGATTAAGTTTACGTCAGTGCAGGAGATACTAAACGACATTAATAGACTGTTTGAACCTAAGCAAGACCTTATAAGAACCTTCACAATAGGTGGTAAGGAGTATGGATTTATTCCTATGTTAGATGATATGACATTAGGTGAATATGTAGACCTTGATGAAAACTTTACAGATTGGGATAGTATGCACAAAGCAATGGCTGTTCTATTTAGACCTGTTACACTAAAAAAGGGTGATAGATACCAGATACAAGATTATAATGGTTTAGAGTTGGCAGAACAAATGAAGAAGATGCCTTTAGACGTTGTAATGGGTGCTATGGTTTTTTTTTATCGTTTAAACAACGAGTTGCTGAAAACTACCCTGAACTTTTTGGAACAGGAAGTGGGCAAGGAAATGACTACACAGCAGCAGCAACATTTGGGAAAAAATGGGGATGGTATCAAAGCATCTATGGAATTGCTAAAGGAGATGTTACCAAGTTTGAGAATATCACTAAACTAAACGTTCACGAATGTTTAATGTATTTAGCATTTGAGAAAGAGAAGATAGAATTAGAAAAACAACAGATTAAAAGAAGATGACAGGCTTTTACAACATAACAGACAAAATCAAAGATACACTAGCAGCAGAGCCTTTTGTAAATACTGTTACCTATGGTAGCTTAGATGATGTGGACTTAAACAAACAAACTATATTTCCTCTATCACATATTATAGTAAACAATTGCAGCGTTGCAAACAACACTCTTACATTTAACATTAGTGTACTTGCAATGGATGTTGTAGATGAAAGCAAGGAAGAGGTAGAAGATGACTTTGTAGGAAACGACAATGAGCAAGATGTAATGAATACACAACTTGCAGTTTTAAACAGACTAATTGCAATCTTACAAAGAGGTGATGTTTATACAGACAAATTCCAAGTAATAGGTGCAGTAGGTTGTGAACCATTTGTAGATAGATTTGAAAACAAGTTAGCAGGGTGGGTAGCTACCTTTGATGTAGTAGTAGAAAACGATATGACTATATGCTAACAAAAGGACATACAAGAGAAGCGTTAGAAAGGTTTAAAGGGATAGTTATAAACCAGAGTAGAGCGATGCTTACTAAGAAGGGTAAGAACGTTTCTAAGAAGCTATTTAATAGCATTGATGGTAAGGTAACTGCAAACCCTAATTCTTTCAGCTTAGACTTCTTTATGGAAGATTACGCATATTACCAAGACTTAGGGGTTAAGGGTGCAAAAAGTACATACCCATTAACATTAAGATATGGTACACTTGCAAAGTTTGGAAGTGGTAAGGGAAAGAAAGGCGGTTTAAGTAGTGGAATATTAAAATGGGTAGAAAGTAAAAGATTTCAATTTACAGATAAGAGAGGAAGGTTTATGACTTACAAATCTACTGCCTTTTTGATTTCACGTTCTATATTCAACAAAGGGTTAAAACCAAGTTTGTTTTTTACGCAACCATTCCAAAACGCATTTAAAACATTACCAGACGAAATTATAGAAGCATACGGATTAGACGTAGAAGAATTATTAGAATTTACACTTAAGAGATGAGTACAAAAATAAACGCAAGAAGTCCATTTTACATAGAAGCAGTAGAACCTACGGTATCGCTAGGTACTTTTACCTGTACAACTGCAAATCTACTAGGTTTCGCTGTAAGCAGTGATGGAACAATAACAGACCCGTCTATTGCAAAAGGCACAATATTGAGTAGAGATACAGATTCATTTGCTGCAAACACAAGTGGAAGCGGTATATCAAGGACGGTAAATTATACTATATTAATACCAGTCGCTTACCCTAATGCCGATGATGCTACCATTATTTGTCCACAAACGATTGACCAACCTACTCAATCAGCACAAGAGGACCCTACACAAAATAACAACTGTCCAACATTTTCAGGACCAATACCTAATATTACTAACCTAGATGAAACAGGCTCAAGTATATCCTTAGGAACTTATTTCACAGCTGGTTCGGGTGCAGGAATAGAAAGATATGAAGTTACTCAATCAGGTGGCTTAGCGATAA